GATTTTCTTTCTCCTGGTTCTGATTTGCGGGATACCGCGGCTATGATTATAGCGGAAAACAGGAGAAAGAAGAAAGTACAGGCGCATCATCCGCGTTTTTTTCGGCATAAACAACAAACGGGCCGACGATAATGAATCGTCAGCCCGCCTGATCCGGAGATGGCACGCCGTGGTACGCGAAATTCGAACATTGAGCTTAACTGTTCGCCCTCGGCCACGGTTTCTTCAACGGCCTTTAAGGAGACCTCATTGTTTTTGCCGCCATAGTTGAGGCGCAGCAGCAAGCGCCCATCGTCATACAGATACACAGCCTGAAGAAACGTCTCGACGATGTAAATGCGCCAGCCAGGGTCGCTCTGATCTGCAGTACGGAACCGCTCCAGAAACCAAATCACGGTCTCCCGGTCAAGCTCAATAGTGTCGAGCCGCTTTTTCGCAAGTGCATCCGCCAGTGCGGTCTTTTCCGCCTCCAACTCCAAGAGGTGGGTTTTCAGACTTTCGGTTATCAGTCCGCTATCTATGACGCTCATGGTGTTCCTGATCGCCGTGTCGATCTGCTTTATGCGCTGCTCTAAATCGGCAACCGCGCTGCCCTTCTGCTGAGTAGCCTGCCATGCTATGAAATGGTCGGCGAATGCGTTAATCATTTCGTCGTTGTTCACGACCTCGGCAAGTGCAGCAACAACAACGTCCTCGATCCACTCCTTGGAAACGCGCTCTTTCTTGCACTTCTTCGCCCGGCGGCCATTGCAGATGTAGTAAGAGTACACCGTGCCGGACTTGCCCGTGCCGCAGTCTCCGGTCATTGGCTCACCACATAATCCGCAAAATAGCTTCGTTGTGAGCAGGAAGCCGCCAGCGTCCTTTTTTGCCGCCGGTGAACGATGATGTTTCTCAAGCATTATTTGCACCCTATCAAATGTCTCCCGGCTTACAAGGGCCGGGATTCCGTGCTCGTCCCGAATGTCTGCGTATTCATATACACCAACGTATTTCTCATTTTGGAGGATCTTCCGAATCGAGTTTTTGTTAAATGGATTCCCCCGAAGGGTGCGGAATCCTTCCTCGTTGAGTGCGGTGTATATGCTTACAGCTGATTGTCCTGCTGCGTACTCCTTGAAGATGCGCTGCACAACGGGGCCGGTTGCCGGATCAATTTCAAAGCGCTTGTCCACCCCTTTACGAAGTCCAAATACGGTCTGCCCCAGCGTCTGCCGCTTGAGCGCAGAATCGTAGTTGCCGCGCTTGACGTTCTGCGACAGGTTTGCCGAATAATATTCTGCAAAGCCCTCCATCACTGATTCGAGAACGATGCCCTCCGGCCCGTCCGGAATGCTTTCCTTCGCGTACAGAAGGCGGACACCGTTCTGCTTCAGCTTGGCCTTGTAGACGGCGCTGTCATATCGCGATCTGGCAAAGCGGTCATTTTTCCATGTGATCACGACGTTGAACTGGCCCTTGCTGCTGTCACGGATCATTCGCTGGAATTCCGGGCGTCTATCGGACGTGCCGGTCATGGCGCGGTCGCAGTATTCCTCAATGATTCGGATGTTGTACCGCTCGGCAAACGCATGGCAGTCGCGCAGCTGGCCTTCGATGCTTTCGTCGCGCTGGCCAGAAGAAGAATACCGGGCATAGATTACGCCGATTTGTTCCTGCACGACTTGCTTATACTTAGCCAAAACCGAATCACCTCACTTTTTGTTGAGCCATTTTACTATTGTGCTATATAATGGGTCTGGGATTGTTTCGGCATCTGGTATATCACTAGGAGCGGTAAAACGATATGTGAGTTCGTTAATATTGTGAAGCTTATACGCTTTCCCCTCCTTGCTTTCCTTCTCGAATGTCTCTTCCTGGGTGCATTTCACGGAAAAGGAAACCTCGGAATCGGCGAAAGAATAGCGGCAATGGTCGCTTGGTGAAGAAATATAAACGACTGTTATTTGCTTGCTATCTGCATCTTGAAGCTTTCCGAGCAGATATGCTCCTCGGAAATCATATTCGTTTGCCTCACAAGTAATATAGGCACTGGTCTCAAGGTCCTCTGCTACTAACCAATGAAATTCTTCATCAGATAAATTTGCGGCGTTAATTGTTGAAACCACGTACAATGTGTGCGTATAGTCACTACTCCGAACCTCATATACATCAACAGCATCAAGTGTGATCTCTTTGCCGTTGTATTTCAACGAATACGGAAGCGACTTTGGCATCTCGGTATGACGTCCTTCCGCGTCGATATAGAACACGCCATCTTCTTTGTTGCCACTGGTCACGCCGGCCGAACTGCTGCAAGAGCATAGCAAGATAATCATTAAAACAAGCGAGAGAGCAAGTAATCCTGTGCGTTTCATTATTTACCTCCTTGGTCACACATTTGCAAAACGAAGAATCAAATTATTATTGCGGACAAGATGCGCAACAGCTTCGTTATGTCGAAATAAGTTGAATGTTATTTTCTCTCAAAAATATTTCACGGAAATACTATGTGTGATATAATCAAGGCACTGCTAGCAGACATTAACGAAGGGAGTATCAAAACGAATGATGCACTTGGTTTGGGCTGATATCTGCGGCCTCTTTGCGCAATTGGGCGCAAACGAGAAATTATCGTTTATTTCTTATCTTCGTTCGATGCAAGATAGCGAAGATAATTTAGTGCCTCCACCTTCTTATCCTCCGAAAGGCGATCAAAATAGTGCATAGCCTCTGCATCCGCTCCATCCTCGGCAACGGGGATGGAGTTTTTTTCGTCACTCCACCCCATTAGATATCCAACCGTTGTATGAAGCGCTCGTGCGATGGGGACTAGGTTGTTGATTGGTATTTTTTCAATTTCACCCTTCTCATACCGGAACATCGTAGAACGAGAGACACCGATCTGCTCAGCGACTTTGTCAGCTGTAATTCCTAATTCTTTTCTGCGTGCTTTGATTCGTTCTCCTGTGGTCATACAAACAACCTCCTGTGCTAGTAATAAGAGTATACCATCAGTGTTGCATATTTGCAACATCTATTTTCGCATTTTTGCAACTTGGTTATTGACAACTGCAACAAGATGGGGTATTCTTAATACAGACAGTCGCATAAATGAGACTGCGAGAAAGGAGGGAAAACATGTTCCACGTCGATGTCAATAAGCTCAACGGGAAAATTGCGGAACGCAACACCACAAAAGAGGCAGTCGCGGACGCAATTGGGGTCAATCGTAGCACTTTTTACCGGCGCTTGAAATCTTCAACGCTGACCATTCGTGACATCCACAAGATTTGTGATGTGCTGAGGCTTTCTGGTGCGGATGCGCTTGAAATTTTTTTAGCTGTATAGTCGCATTTTTGCGACTATGAAAGGAGGAGCTTTTGAAACGCACAACGCCAAAGGTTATCCGCACCAGCGAAGCCGTCGGGATCAATCCCAAAGAGGTTCCGGCTTTTGAGTTCCAGATAGCCTGCTCTGTCCTTGCTACCAGCATCAAGCGTGCTTTAGCTGACCCACAGCTTCGAGCCGATTTTGACAGGTGGAAAGAAAGGAGGGCAGAGAGTCAATCGCAACCAGACGGACCAAAAGAAAGGAGTTGACGCACATGGCCTATTACCGGGTTTGCCCCGAATGTGGATGCACGCTTGACCCGGGCGAACCTTGTGATTGCCAAAGCGGAACAAAAAAGGAGGCCGCCCCCGCTGCCACGGGAACGACCTCAGGCGAAAATAGCCACCCACAGTTTACCAATGACGGCACAGGAAGTCAAGCTGAAAGGGGGTATTTCTGATGAGTGACGAGCTGCGCGATCTGCGCCACGCGAAAAACATACCCGCTGGGGACATGGTTGCTGTTGTGCAGCAGCTCTATCCCAAGTACGACAAGACCATGCAGAGCAAGTGTGAGAATGGCGCTGCCTACGGCGTGGACATCCGCGCCGACGCTCTGGAGGCTCTCTATCTGGCGTTTGCCCCAGAGCTTTTGGAGCAGCGCAGACGCCGCAAAAACTCGGGGCATCGGTTAACGTGCCGAATCTCCGCAAGGCTCGCAGATGGCGAATACGGGCTGTTGCAACAGCATATCCACGCCGATGGGTACGCCACCATGCAAGATTGGATTACAGACATTGTCCGGGCCTATCTTGCAGGAAAGGAGGCGGGGCCAGATGTGGAATGACATCCCGGACGATCCTGTTATCCAGAACATGGAACGCACCGGTTATCCAGACGGCAAAGAGCCGCGCTATCCCCGCTGCCCGTGCTGCGGAGAAGAATGCGAAACAATGTACAAAGACCGTTTTGGCGCTTATGTCGGATGCGACGGCTGCGTCGAAACGAAAGACGCATGGGAGGTTGACGATTGCTTCCCGTGTCCAGAAAAGGAGTAGATGTAGATCATGAAAGGACTTATTATCACGACCCGTAACACAATGCGCATCGCTGATTTTGACCGACCTGCGTACAAAAGCGTTGGCAAGGCAGTCGACGGCTATATCGAGATAGTCCATCCGCGGCGGCTTGAGTTTCCGTACTGCATGATTGTCAACGAAGAAGGGCTGCTCCGAGGCCTCCCACTCAATCCGTATGGCAGTTACCTCTACGGCATAGAAGCCCACGGGAATCCCATTGTCGGCGACATTGTCATTCTCAAAGAAGGCTTTGTCAATGGCGAGCCGGATCTTGTCGGCTTGTCCGACGAGGAGTGCAGCACCTTTGCCGATCAGATCAGCGCGTGGAGCGGTGGGCGCATCCGCATGGAGGAACAGAAATGAAATTTTATTTCACTTACGGCTCCGACGGTCACCCCTTTGTCGGAGGGTGGACAGAGGTTGAGGCCTCGGATATCCACACTGCGTGCCGGCTGTTTCGAGCAGTCCACCCGGACAAAATCAGTGGGATCATGAACTGCAGCTGTTGCTACAGCCAGGAACAGTTTAACGCCACCAGGATGGGCGAGACCGGAAATTTTGACCAGTTTTGCCACGAGCGCATTACACACACCATTTGCGGCCGGACAGCCGCCCGAAAGGAGTATTTACTATGATTCGTGACCCCAAGAAAATTCAGGAAGGCGAAAAGAAGATCCGTATGCTGATCGCTGGCTACCCCGGCATCGGCAAGTCCACGCTGGCGCTGTCCACGCCGAATCCGCTGCACATTGATGTCGACTTCGGCATTGACCGTATCGAGCCGCGCTACCGCGTCCCGTATATTCAGCCGAAGGACTATCAGGAAATCCTCGACGATCTGACGCCGATGAACACCCAGGGCTTTGATACGCTGGTGTTTGACACCGGCGGCAAGCTCATCTCCCTCATGTCCCTGTGGGCTATCAAAAAGGATCCCAAGTACGGCCAGCGCGACGGCAGCCTGTCGCTCAAGGGCTACGGCTTCGTCGGAAAAGAGTTCGTCCGGCTCATGGACTACTGTTTCTATGAGCTGCAGAAAAACATCGTGGTGGTGTTCCATGCTGTGGAGGAAAAAGACGGCGACAATACCCGCCTCCGCATCAAGGTCGAAGGGCAGACCAAGAACAACGTGTGGGAGCCTATGGACTTGGGTGGCTTCGTCGAGGTCTTTGGCAATGATCGCACCATCGGTTTCTCCAACTGTGAGAGATACTTCGCGAAGGGAACGCGCGGTATCCACGGCATTTGGAAAATTCCGGCTCTCGGCCCGAATAGCCAGAACGATTTCCTGACCAAACTGTTTGCCGATTACAACTCCAAGGCTGCCGCAGAAGTCGCCCAGAACGCCGCTGATCAGGCAGCATATGAGACGGCGATGGAAACCGGAAGGTCGATCATCGCTGCTGTCTCGAACGCCGACACCGCGAATGAGGCAATGCCGTACTTCAAGGAAATCCCGCATGCGCTGACGTCCGAAAAAGAGCTGACCGTTGCATGGAACAAGAGAATCAAGGAACTGGGCCTGTTCTATGACAAAGTGCTGGGCAAGTACACCCCGGCGCCGAAGGAGCCGAAGGGGGCGGAATAAATGGATCGCATCCTGCTGACCCACTCGCTGCTCTCCTCGTGGCTTTATGCGCTCAAGGGTAACCCATATGAGGACGCCACTACGGAGCGTGACCCCATGTCCGAATTCATGGCCACGCTCCGCCGCGACCCGACTCCTACCACGGAGGCTATGCAGCGGGGCATAGATTTCGAGAACCTTGTGACCGACATTGTTGTCGGTCGCGGGGATCGCTCGAATAAGTGGTACGATGCAGCCAATATCGTTGCGGCAGATGTGCGCGGCGGCCTGCTGCAATATCGGGCCAAAAAGCCGATTGAGGTGCAGGGTGTCCCGCTGCTGCTCTATGGCCGTCTGGACTGCCTGAAAGCCGGGAATGTCATTGACATCAAATTCTCTGGCAGTTATGACCGGGGCAAATACATCACCAGCACACAGCATCCCGTTTACATGGAGTTGATTCCCGAAGCGCAAAAGTTCACCTACATCATCAGCAACGGTTCCGACGTTTGGCATGAATCCTATTTTCGGGAAGAGACCCCCAGCATTTATCCGGTGATCTCCGACTTCCTCGATTGGCTTCGCGCGGTAGACCTTCTGCAGCTCTATTGCGAGAAGTGGAAAACGCTATGAACGGGAGGCTCAAGGAATGGGCTTTCTCCCGCACCGGCGAAAGCATCCTGGTTCTGACTACGCGGGAGAGCTGTAAGCAGCTGTGGGGACAGCTTGGCGGCGGCGAAATTACTTTCTCCATCAAGAAGCGCGCCACACCGCGCAGCCTCAACGCCAACAATTATGCGTGGAGCCTCATTGAGAAGCTGGCCACTGCTATCAAGTCGGACAAGGACACTGTCTATGAAGAAATGCTGCGCCGCTATGGTACGGGAGAAAGCTACACCGATGAAGCCGGTAATGAATGCAAAGTGCTGTTTTCTTTGCGCGAGGGCATCCCGCCCTCGTTGGTGGCACGCCACTACGCCGAGGTTGGCGTTGGGTACATCGACGGCAAGAAGTTCATTCATTACCGAGCGATCAAAGGCACCAGCGAGTATTCCACCAAAGAAATGAGCGTTTTTCTGGACGGGATCGTTTCCGAATGTCGGGAAGTCGGCATCCAGACGGATACTCCGGAGATGATTGCCAGATACAAGGAGGCGTGGAACAAATGACTGTCTACTGCGACTACTGCGGCCACAAGGCTGAGCTGGTCGATGATACGGTGATCTACGGCCACAGCTACGGCCACAAAGCATATCTCTGCCGCTACTGCGGCGCATATGTGGGCTGCCATGGGCGTTCGGACAAGCCGATGGGCCGTCTGGCCGACGCAGGCCTTCGTCGTAAAAAGATGGAGGCACACGCAGCCTTTGATCCGCTTTGGAAACGCGGCCCATTCCGCGGCCGTCGCAAAGATGCCTATACATGGCTGGCCGGGAAAATGGCACTGCCCGTCAAGCAGACCCATATCGGAATGTTTGACGAACGGCAGTGCCAGCAAGTAATCGATATTATCCACCAAGGAGGATTTGAAAATGATCAACAACTGTGATCCGCATGTATTGTGCGCCGAGGAAAGAACCGCCGAATCCGGTATCGTTCTGGACGTCGATCTGGAAGTTCTTATCCGTGAATCAGAATGGCTGCGTATCTGCGAGGCCCTGTTTCAAAGCTGTGCGGGGAAGAACTGGGAACTGCATGACACGCTTGCGCCTATCCTTAGCGCACCGCGTGTGCGTACCGTGCCCGACACGCCACCGGAGGCCGACCATGCTGAATAAGATCGTCCTGATGGGGCGGTTGACGCGCGATCCGGAGCTGCGCCGCACCGATTCCGGCATTGCCGTCGCATCTTTCACGCTGGCCTGTGACCGTGATTATTCCGGTAAAGACGGCGCTGAAAAGCAGACCGATTTCGTAGACATCGTCGCCTGGCGGCATACGGCTGAATTCGTCAGCAAGTATTTCGCCAAGGGCCGTATGGCGGTGGTCTCCGGTCGGCTCCAGATCAGACTGTGGACCGACAAAGAGGGCAACAAGCGCCGCAGCGCTGAAATCGTAGCGGAAAGCGTCTATTTTGGCGACAGCAAACGTGACGGGAACGGTCAGCAATCCGGCCAGCAGCAGCCCTCACAGGCCAGTTATCAGGACGCCCCCGGCTATGATTCAGCGTATGTCTCGGATTTCGCCCAAATTGAAGACGATGATTCCGATCTTCCGTTCTGAGAAGGGAGGAGGTCACCATGGCTACAGGTAAACGGTACTACTGGATGAAGCTGAAAGAGTCCTTTATGACCTCTGATACCATCGACTATTTCATGTCTCAGCCCAGCGGCGCCAACTACGTGGTCCTTTATCAGATGCTCTGCCTCAAGACGATCAACACCGACGGCCGGCTTTCCCGGCAGATTGGCGAGGTCATTATTCCCTATGACATCCCCAAAATCCAGCGCGACCTGAAGTGGTTCTCAGCCGATACGATCCGTGTCGCTCTCAACCTCTACAAGGCCGTCGGTCTGATCTATGAGGACGTTGACGGGACGCTTGTGCTGGCCGACCACGAAAACCTTGTCGGCAGCGAAACAGACACAGCGGCTCGAATGCGGCGGTCCCGTGCTCGGCAAAACAATGTTCTCCCCTCTGGCGTAACAGAAGAAGAACAAGATGCGCACATTGTTACACCAGAGATAGAGAAAGAGTTAGAGACTAGAGATAGAGATAGAGATAGAGAACAGAGTTCAGATATAGATAAAGAGGCTAGAGATAGACAGAAAGCTATTTCTTGCGCAGAGCCGCAAAGCAGCTCCGCGCCGCCCATCGCCTCCATGATTCTGAACGACGGTACATATTTCAACGTCTCTGTCAGCGATTTCAACAAATGGGTGGCTCTGTATCCGGCGGTTGATGTGAAGCAGGAGCTATGCAAGATGGTCGGCTGGTGTGATGCCAACCCCAAAAAGCGAAAGACAAAATCCGGGATTCGGCGTTTCATCAACAACTGGCTTGCCGGGGAGCAGGACAAGGGCGGCAGATACCGGGGCGGCAACGCTCCTCACGCCAGTGGTAGCGGGAACATCTTCGCAGACATTATGGAGGGCAGCGGCTATGAACCGAAGTGAAACTTCTGCGATCCTGACCATTCTGAAAACCGCCTATCCCCAGTTTTATCGCGGTATCGACGTCAAGGAGGCGGAACGCACGGTCAGCCTTTGGCATGAAATGTTCAAGGATGATCCCGTCGACATAGTGGCAGTTGCTGTCAAGGCTATGATTGCCTCCCGGACAAACACCTTCCCCCCGAACATTGGTGAGATCAAAGAAGAAATCGCCAAAATGCGCGCGCCAAACGAAATGACTGCCATCGAAGCGTGGGGGCTGGTGGCAGCGGCTACCAGAAACAGCCTGTACAACGCGCAGGCCGAGTTTGACAGGCTGCCGCCCACGGTGCAGCGGTTGGTCGGATCGCCCCTGCAGCTCCGAGAGTGGGCAACAATGGACGCAGATACGGTATCTTCGGTTATTGCAAGCAATTTCCAGAGAGCCTATCGTGTCCGCAGCACAAGCAACCGGGAGTACATGAAGCTCCCGGCGGACATCAAAAAAGTCATTTCCGGGGTAGCCGACCGTCTGTCACTGGGCGACGGCTCCATGGAAACCGAATTGGAAGGAGAAACAAAATGAACAACGTAAATGCAATCCAGCTCCCTGCACATATTTCCCGCACCATATCCGAAGACGCCGACATTGCGGCCATCTTCCACAAGTCCGAGCGGCAGCGCCGCGAATACAGCGAGCGGGAGCGCGCGGCAGCGCAGGCCGAGGAAGCGAGAAAGCGGAGGCTGCACCGGAAGCAGCTGCGAGACTTCAAGGTATTTTGCCTCGGGATCGCCGCTACCTGCTGCGGCATCATCGCTTTTGGCGTGTGGTATGCCGGCCTTCGTCCGCTGGCGTTCTTCCCCGCTGCATTGGCGCTGATTGCGATTCACGCCGCATTCCGCCGGCGGTAGGGTCCATGAGCACCACCAAGG